GACACCGCGCCGATCCCTCCGCCGGTAAATCCGCCAACCAGCATGCCGGATGCTGCGGCTTGTGCGACGCCCTCGCCCACTGGCTTGTCCAGCGCTAGGTTCTGCATGGCCTGTTCCTGCGCGGACTGCGGCAGTTCTTGGAGCACACCTTCGTTGATGGCCCCATAACCCGTCCGACGCAGAATGCCCCGTTCGCTGCCGCCGCCCAGTCTCCCGGTGGCCATGGTGGTGTTGATGTCGGCAATGCCCAGCTTGTCGGCCAGCTTGCCAGACGCCCGGTTGACCACACCGGTGACCGCGCCAGAGGTGGCTGCCAGTGCTGCCTGCTTGGGCGTCAGAAACCCGGTGGTGCCGTCCTGGCGGACTTGCTCTGCAGCAGATCCGGCAGAAAAAACGCCTTCTCCCACTGCGCCAGCGGTGATGCCGCCGACGCCCCTGTTAACCAGCGTGCGCGATAGGGCGCCGCCGGCCAACATCGATGGCACAGACTCGAGCACCGCATTGGAGATCGTCGAAGGGTTCTCCACCATGGCGCCCAGAGTGGGGAAGAAGCCATCGGCCTGCTGGACTGCGGCATCAGCAGCCTTCTGCTCGTCGCTTTGGAAGTCAGTCAGCACATCCTTGGCGTCTTTGAACCGAACGCCTAGGCGTTCCACCGCTTTGCCGGTGCGCCCGCCGGTCACGATGTTGGAGAGCCCAACGGCGGCCTCTGGCACGCGCACAATGCCCCGGCCCAAAGCCAACCCTGCGTCGGCGGCTCGGCGCGCAGTGGATGCTGGCTTGGGGGCCGGTTGGCTAAACTCGTTCAGGTCAAGCTCTGGAGTGCCGCCAAACTCATTGAGGTCCAGGTCTTTTGCCATGTCACTTGATCTCGGTTACCTTGCCGTCTTTGATCACCACCGTCTTGCCGGCGGCGTTGTAGGTGCCATCGGCTTGCTTGGTGGGTGCGCCGACCTTCAGGCCAGGCGGAAGGGTGCGGGGGGCTGCCGTGGGCTGCTGCACGAACTCGCCGGTCTGGTTGTTGATGACGCCGGCCGGCCGGGTGAATGGCACGCCATTGGGGTCTATCTCCTGCCCGCCGGGCACCACGGTGAATCGGTTGGGCGCCTCTTTGTCGTATTTGCCCTGCACGGCCCGCAGGCGCTGCTCGGCCGCTGCGCGCTCTTCCGGCGTCTTGGCGTTGGCGTAGGCCTCCTGCGCGGAAATAATGGCCTTCTTTTCGCGGTTGGACAGGCCTGCGGCTTCCTTGTCCATGGTTAGGCGCTGCTCCTCCATGGCCCGGGTTGCCGCAGCGCCCTCGGCCTGGGCGCTGGCCGCCTGCAGTTGCGCGATCGCTGCGGCTTTGCGCGCGGTCATGGGCTTGCCGTTGTTGATCAGCGCGGTAATGGGATCCACCTTGGCTTGGCCGAAATCGCCGCCGTAGCTGCGCTGCACAGCACCGAAATCTCCACGGGCCATTGCCCGGTCGCGCGCCTCTGACAGCGCCATGTCAACCGACGGGTTCACCCCCAAGCGCACCGGCGCCCCCGTTCCAGCGTTGCCGACAAACCCGCCGCTAGGCTCCCGCCCGTTGATGGTCACAGGGCCAGAGATCCCGGCCGGGCCGCTGTACGAGTTGCCCACGCGGGTGATGTTGAAGGGTGCCGCGACAGCTGGTGCACCTAGTGCAGCTTCCGCAGCTGGTGCTGCATCTTGCGGCGATGCCGCGGGCACCACCGAAGCCGGATTCACGAATCCACGCCCAGCGCCGGCGCTGGTTGCTGGCAGTGGCATGCTCACCTGTCCAAGTCGCTCAACTGGCGCTCGAGGGTCGACGCCAAGCGCCGTGCGTCCCGCCTTGATGAGCTCCTCGCCGCCAAAGTAACCAGCAGCACCGCCGGCAAGTGCGCCCAAAGGTATTGCCACCGGCGCCAGCGGACCGGTCATGGCACCCAAGGCCGCACCACTAGCTGCGCCAACGCCGGCTGCACCAACGCGGCCCATGCCTTGAGCGCCCTGCGTAACAACATCGATGCCCGTGGCGGCAGGGTTCATGGCCACATCGGCGGTGTCTAGGGCTTCCGGGATGACCGACAGGCCAACGGCAGTGGGGCCCACCGCCTTGCCAAGAAAGCTGGCGATGCGGCCCAGACGAGACTGCGGAGCGGCGGGCGCGGGTGCAGCCGCCGCCGGCGCGGCAGCGGGCGCGGCTGGGCGGCGGGACTCCTGCCATGCCTCCGCCTGTGGCGATCCGGTCCGACCCTGCCATGCCTGACGCTGCACTTCGACCTGCGGCAGTGGCGCGGCAGCTGGTGCTGCGGCCGGCGCGGCGATGGGCGGTGCAACAGACGGGGCCGGCAGCGCCAGCGGTCCCTTGGGCTTTGGCATGCGCGGCGTGACATCGGTCGCACTTGATGGCGGCTGCGCCGGCGCGGCTCCTGGGCCATACGTGAATCCCTGGCGCGGCACCGTAGCCACTGAGGTGCCGGGTGGCGGCATGTTGTTGGTCAGCCGGGGCTGAGGCGGCATTGCCGGCGCACCTTGGTACATGCGGTGGTCAACGTAGGGCACCAAGCCACCGGCCTGCATGGGTTTGCGCTTGCCACGGCGCTTGCGCTTGATCTTGCCCAGCTTTGGCTTGTCGTCACCCATGGAGTTCAAGGCATCAAGCAGGCCGGGCGCCATTGCCTCAATCTTGTCCACGGCAGGCTTGCGCACCATGTACTCGCCCGGCGTGCCCATGATCGGCACGGTGTCGGTGCCGATGGCCTCGGGGTGAGGTGGCGCGCCCTTGGGCGGCTTGGGGATGGCTCCACCCTTGGCCTTAAGCACCGGAATGGTTTTTGTGGATGTTGGCGGCGGTGCGTCGGCGGTTTCGCTGCGTCCGCGTTGGGCCATCGCCCCGGGGTTGTTGCCAACCAGCTGGTTCAGACCGGTCTTGATCTGCTGCACCAGGCCGCCATTGGCCATGCACTGGATCTTGCCGCCCTTGGCGTACCCCAGCCGTGGTTTGTCAGTGGTCCCTGTCTGCATGGTGTCGCCCTCTCTCAAAGATGGGCGCATTGTGGGCAGCAGGGTGCTGCGTGACCAGCGCAGCCGGGGGTTCAAGGCCCGGCTGATGGGTTACTCAGCCAGCGTTGCCGCCACCAAGGTGTTCATGCCGGAGAGCGCCGCGCCGGCCATCCCCTCGTACACCTTGGCGCTGGCCACCCCGAGCTCCGCCACCGTCCTGGCCCGCTCCACCACCATCTGGGCGTTCTTGATCAGCGTCTCGACCTCCAGCTGCGTGTTCTGCAGGATGATGCGGGCATTGGACTCGTACACCGTAGCTTGCAGCCGCACCGTCTCCAGCGCGGCGCGCGTCTGCACCTCAAAGGTGTTGAGCTCGGCGCGTTGCACGTCCAATTCGAGGGTGGCCTTCTTGCCGCGCGCGTCCACCACCGTCGAGTAGGCGTCCAGTTCGGCCTTGTACCGGGTGGCCAGCGCGTCGTTCGTCTCCGACTGCGCCCGAATAGTGGCCGCTTGCGCGTCGATCTTGGCTCGGAACCCGTCCAGTTCGGCCTTGTAGGCGTCCACCTGGGTGCCGTAGATCCGCACCAGCGCCTCTTGGCCGGACAGGGCCGCGCTGTAGCCGTCGTACTCGGCGCGCTTGCCCTGCACCGTGGCGACATAGGCCTCCACCCGGGTGCGAAACAGGTCGACCTTGAGTCTTTCCAGGTTGGCGCGCTCCACGATCGTCTGCACTTGGGTGCGGTAGATGTTGGCGCGTGTCTCAAGCGCTCCCAGCTGCGCCCGGTACACCTCCACCTTGGAGCGGTCAACGTCCGACAGGGCCCGCAGTGCGTCAATCTGCGTGCGGTAGACGTCCAGGCTGGCCAGTGCGGCCTTGAGCCGGGTGTCGTAGACAGCCGCCTCGGCCCGGTAGGCTTCCAGCTTGGCGCTGAAAGCGCGCACTGTGAGGTTGTAGACCTCCACCACATTGGCCACGATATTGCGGGCGTACTCGAGCGCCTGCCCGTTGAGGCTGATGAGGTTGCTGTGGTAGCTCAGGGATGCGGACAACGCCGCCTGGCGCAAGCCTGCTGACGTCGTGACGGCGAACTGGAGGTTGGCCTGCTCCATTTCCGCCTGCTTGATGGCGATCTCATTGGCAGACCGTGCCAGGTTGTCGGATGCGGCCTGCCGGGCCCGGGCGTCCTGACTGAATGCCGCTCCATCGGGGATGGTGAACCCGCGGGCTGCGGCGTTGGCGTAGGCTGCGCGGCTGGTACGCCGGGCCTCTGCGACCTCCCTGTCTTTGGCGCGTTCGTAGATGGCGTCCTCGATGTCGGAAGACAGTCCAGTGCCCCCGGCAAGGTAGGTGGCCAGTTGGTCTTCGATGCGCTGCAGCTGGATGAAGAACTGCGGGTTGTGCTGTGTCAGCCAGGCGTCAGTGTGTGCACCCAATGCCGCAACCATGGCCGGCCGCACGTCGTTGTATGCCGCCACCATCTGCCCCGCCAGGTCGGTGGGTGCCGTCAGGTCGCCGGTGGGCGCCACGCCATCGAAGCTGGGCAGCGCGATCGTTGGCGCCGCTGGCTCGGCGCGGTCGGGCAAGGTTGGCGCCAAGATCACCGGGTTGATCAGTTCGGCCGGCAGATCCGGAAAGGTGAAATCGGTCGTGATGGAAGGCGGAGTCACCGTGAACTCTGGCGCCTGACCGGGCAAGACCGGCAAGACCAGTGTCGGCGGCGTCACGGTCAGTTCTGGCGTGATGCCGGGATCAATCGGGCTGATTGGCAGGAACACTGGTGCCGTGTTTGGCTCTGTCGGGAGCTCAAGGTTCACCGGCGAGAGCGTGGGCGCCGTCAGAAGCTCGGGGATTTCGGGCGCGTCGGGCAGGTTGGCCCCGCTGAACGACACCAGCGTGAAGCCAATATTGTCGATGTCAGCGCGCATGTCGCTGATGGCGGAGTCCGCCTGCGCCTTCACGTCCGCCGCATAGCCTTGGGCCAGGGAGATTTGGGTTGCTACATCAGCCATTACAGTTTCCTTCCAAGTTCAGCTGCGTCGAACTCAACGCGATCGACATCACACTCACCGCCGTCGGCGTCCGCCAACCCGAAGCTCCAGTACCGCGCGCTTAGGCCGCGCCCGTACTTGATGCGGTGGTTCTGTGCGGCGGTACCGCGTACGATGGTGGCGGCATAGGTTGTGTCGGCAGCCTCGCGCACTGATACCGATGCCGTGGCCTTTGGGCCCAGCCGGCCGGAAAAGACCGCCTCGCGCACGTTCTTCTTCTGGGGTGAATTGAAGTCTGTGATGGCGGTGTGCCATGCCCAGGCCGGGCCAGCGGGGGTCGTGTCGTCGTAGTCGGTCGCGCCGCCCAGCAAGTACAGACCATCGTCGGCCACCCCGATGTACTTGTTCTGGAAGCGTACGATCTGGTTGAACGGGTAGTTGGTGTATCGGGTGACCTGGTTGGGCATTTTGGAGCCTGGCTTGAGGTTCACGGCGTAGGCCTCGTAGACCACCGCCACCACGGCACGGGCCACTGCAGTCAAGCTGCCCATGGGTGCCACCAGCAGCGCGGTCATTCGGTCTGTTGGTCGCAGCATTGGCGACAACAATTCGGCGCGCACCACAACGCCGGCCGTCATCATGGCGTTGAGCTCTCCCATGGGCACCGAGCCGGCGAACCTTGCCAGCACGCCGACGGTGGCGATCGCCTGCAGCGCACCCATGCGGCCTTGCATCTGGGCCCGGGCGCCGGTGGTGGCCACTAGGGTGCCGGCGCTGGATAGGCGCAGATCCGCCTGAACCAGCACCCCGACAGTGGAAGACGACACAAGGCTGCCGGCCGGCCCGGTCAGTTCCGCGCGCACGCTGATCGGCACCGTGACGGTGGCCACCAGCACTCCGGACGGCGACTGCATCCTGGCCGTCGCGCCACTTAGGGATTGAAGTTGCCCCATCGGTGCGCTGCCGGTGAAGGCGTTCTCCCCAGCCGTGCTGCCAAAGACCGCTCGCAGTATCGGCTTTGGGCTGGACAAGTTGCTGTTCGCACCCGTCCTCGCAACGAGCGACCCCATGGGGCCGGTGATGTTCGACCCGCTACCAGATGTCGACTGCAGTACGCCCATCGGGGCCGTCAGTATGGAAGTCGCTGTCGCGGGGGACTCGGCCTCGAACAGCGCGGTTGGCAGGGCCAGGGAGAAGTTGCTGGTGTAGCGCGGGTTCCCCTTGGTGACCCGCACGCCGTCGATGCTGCAAGTGGCAAACGATGTCCCGCCCACAACGCCGATCTGGAAGATGCGGGATGCCGGCGTAGCAATCGCTATCAGGGCATTTGCTGTCCCGCCTTCGGCCAGGCCGTTGACGTACAGGGAGCACACGCCGCTGTTGCGGACAAAGGCGATGTGGTACCAGGTGCTGACCACCAGCGTAGTGGACCCGATGATAGCTCCGAAGTCCGTGCCGGCGCTGTTCTTGACAAAGGTTGCGATCTTTCCCGCAGTTGACAGGTAGATCCCGAATGCGTAGTCCGTGCCGGCAGGCACAGTTGGGTTTGAGTACGAGACAAGGTACTGCGCCGTCCCGATGGACGCCGGCCGAACCCAGAACTCAATACAGAAGTCACCAAGCGCCGGCGCGCCGCCTGTTCCGAAGTCAAACGGAGCACCGCCCGTGTAGGTCAGGCTGGCGGCTCCGCCGCTCAGAAGCAGCGCACCAGTGCCGGTAGCAGGAGTAATACCGGTGTCGAGCTGTGCCGCGCCGGTGACGGTAGGTGTTTTTGGGGTCGGGCTGACATCGACGAAAGATGCGGGTGAGTTTGCCCCGTCGGCTCCTTCAAAGTTCAGGGCGAGGCTTGTGCTCCAGTAAAGGCTATCTGCCATATTTGTTCCTTAGACCCAGCCAACGATGACTGGAGCGACCGGCACAACGCCGTACATACCGACCGGTGGATCGAGGTGCCCATTGGAGATCACGACAGGCGCATCGGTGGATGTGCCCGACCACACGGCATATGGCCCGTTGACAGTCTCCGCTGCGTTGTTGGTGAACTCGGACAAGCGGTCGAACGTGGCGTTTTGGGTTGATCCGCCGGCGACTAGTTTTTCGGTTATGACGGTGGTTACGGTCGTCGGGGCAAGAAGTGTGGTGTCGCTCGATACAAATGTGTTGCCAGAAGACGCGTAGGCCCCGTTGTAGAGAGCGCGCGAAAAGAATACGGGGTCGTATGGCGGGCGGCCAAACTCTCGGTCTAGGTAGTCTCTGGAGTGGAATTTCGTCCCTACGTATTGGTCAACTGACGTGAACGTCCAGGTGTTCGTTTGTTGGTTTGTCGCCCGCAGGAAGATCGCCTCCGCGTCGTTAAACGGGACCACGACCTGGACGTACCCGGTGTCTGATCTGGAGCCTGTACCGAAAAAAATCTCATACCCCGTAAGCCTCCGCTGGTCGCTGTCGATTCCCTGCGCCAGGAGGGACACAGTCTGAAAGTTGAGTCCGTAGTCGTCAGAGGTGAGAATCGAGTACAAGCCGTAAGGGCTGGTGCCGAGACCCGTCCCCCAATCCGCAAGAAACTTCTTTTTTCGGACTTCGTTGCGAGTTGTCACCGGCGTGCTTTTTAGGTACGGCATGGACCCGGACGATACCGGACCGCAGGTGAACGTCGCGGCGAAGTAGGCCGCTCCGTTCCCGTACGTTGTCCGGTCGCCCTCGGTTAGTCCGAGGGTTACGAGCTGCCCGCCAAAGCAGTTGTTCTCCACGGTCCCGCCCGTCACGCCCTCGTTATAGGACACGTCTACTCGGCACATCTGAAGCGCGTCTTTCTTATAGAACGCATAGAACGGCCCGCCTCCAGCGAACAACCCCGAGAGCTTGGGCGTCGTTTTGGTGTGCGTAAAGTCTGAGTAGTCCGGCTCCACGATTGTCCAGTAGGCCCGCGCCACCGCCCAGCGCACGGGGCCTTCGACGGTCGTGACCAGCACAGAGAACGTACCGAACTCGCTCTTGGTCAGAGCCGCCCTGTAGTGGGTCGACTCCATGGCGAAATTCCCGCTGCCCTGGTCGTAGGTGTTGTTGATGACGATGTCGGCCCTGTCCCCCGTCCAGTTCCAATGCCAACCGTAGCCCATCGAATAGGCTCCGAACCCAAACCCTCCTGCGGTCGTCGCGCTCTTGGCGTCAGGCAGGCTGTAGGCCAGGATGTACGCCTCCAGGTGCTCTTTGTCGGTTGCGTTGAGCGCGCCTGGCGTAGCGTCAATCAGCGCCTTGCGCAGTTGCTCAACTGCAGCCGGCGCCTTCATTGGGAAGACCTTGAAGACGTTGTTGTTGGCCTGGATCAGGTAGTGCTTCCCGTCAGATGGGTCAAGCCAGATTCCGCAACTGGTGTCAAGCAGCATGGTCTGCTGCCCGTCTGCCGCCGGCTTGTAGGTGGGGATCATCAGCGCCGGTGCGGCCGATGTGCCGCTGACTAGCGTGAGCGTTGGCGGCGCGGCCGGGGTCCATGTCGCGGAGCCGTACTTGTGGAGCGGCCGTCCGTAGAGCGCCTGGACGTAGAGGCGGCAGCGCCCGGTGAAGATCGAAGCAGGGCAGGAAATTGCGAGAGTCTTCTTGTCGGCCAGCGCGGCGTCGGCAGGTTCTGGCTCTGTCGTTGGCGGCACCGTCGCCGGGGTAACGGCTCGCCGCGCCGGCCGGAACGATGGGGCCTCGACGCTGTCAAAGATTTGCCCCAAGAACGGGCTGACGGACGAGATTGCGCCGGAGAGTTGCCCTGCCGCACCTTCGCTGGAGTTCTTGCGCCATGGGGTTCCGACAAACAGTGCGTTGTACGCCTGGGCAGACCCCGCCTCGGACAGGGTGCCGGCCAAGTAGAGCGCAGGGTTGGCTGACGCAATGCTGAGAACATCAACCACCCCACTGTCGAGTGCGAGCCGCGCGCCGTTGCCTTCGATGCGGATGTATTCTTGGTCCGCGACGATCTGGACGTTTACCGTGGCATCAGGGAGCACAAACCGCTGGGATGCGTACTTCGCTCCCGTTGCCCGCATAGCCTTGATCCGGCTGCGGGCAAACGGGAGGTACTGCTCACCCCCTTGGATCAGCTTGTGCTCCATCCTTCATCACGATTTCGGCTGAGTCCAGGTGAACGTGTCCATGGTCACTGGCAAGCTGGCGGTGATGCTGATGGTGGACATCTGGAAGTCGCCAGAGCCCACGCCGCACGAGCCGTCTAGGCGGGAATACCACGGTGCGGCGGTCAGCAAAGCGCCGGTGTCAGCGTTGTCGCTGGAGTAGAAGCGCGCCCAGCCAGCGGTGCCGACTGCCAGGCCGTTGAAGCTCCACACTTGAGCCGCCGGCTTGGCAATGACGCCATTGGACGGTGGGTCGAAGAACAGGCCATTGACCGGGGCAACACCAGCGCCAGTGCCCATGTTGGCGAAAGTCGCGGTGGCGGTGGTCAGAGAACCGGTCACGGCTGCCGTGGTCACGCCGGTGCCAGGACGGCCGCGCAGGGTCACCACCGCGCCAGATACGGTCGCCTCCATGATGCCGTTGCGGTTGATGGCGTCGCACAGTTTGGTGGCCAGGGTCGAGGTCGTGTCACCAGACACGGTGATGGCGCCGTCCGGGATGATGTTCAGGCCACCCACGGTGATGTTGTTGATCGTGCCGCCAGTCGCGCCGGTGATGGTCACCGAGCCGGTGGCGCGCGTCTCCTTGGTCAGGGCGCCAGAGTTCCGGGTGAAGATGCCCAACAACGTGCCGGTTTCAGCTGCGTCGGCGCTGGCCGGTTGGGCTCCGCTGAACACCTTGATGTAGCCCATGTTGAGAGCGGCAGAAAAGCCTTGGCCTTGGGTCAATGCGTTCACGAGGCCGGTGGAAAGTCGAACTGTCATGGTGGATCTCCTGTTACCGTGAATTGAAGGCTGTCCCGCCCTGGTGCAGGACTGCGACGAACCGTTTTTGCCCGCCTTGCGCGATCACTGCCGCGCCGGCCTGAACTCCTGGGGCCACGCTGACGTGGCCGGATGTGAGGTTGGTGAACGGCATGGCCTTGCACAGGCCGCGCTGCGTCCACATCAGCACTGGCTTGGCCGGATCTTCGTCGTCGCAGGCCCAGCCGAACCCGGGCACCACGCCGTATTCCGCCACCTTGACGATCGCCTCGCCGGTGTAGGCGTGGATCTCCTTGTCCGTGCCGATCACCAGCGCCTCATCGGTGGGTGCCAGCATGAGGACCTCGCCTGAGACGGCCAAGAAATCGGTCGCCAAGTCGAACAGGTGAAAGCCCAGCGGCTGCGACATCCAGATGGCAGTCATGTCGCTGCTTGGGATGTACTGGGCGGCGTACATGCGCCCCTTCCATGCCTGGATGACGGTGCAGCCAGCCGGCAGCGGGTCAAAGTCGTCGGTGGCCAGATCCAGGCCCAGCGAGTTGGGCGAGTAGTCCCACCGGCGCGCGGTCTGGAACCCTTCGTAGGCCAGCTGGAACACGGTGGAGTTGGCCGGGGCGATGTAGGTGCGGGTCACATGCCCGGCGTACTGCGGGATCTGCGAGATCATCAGAGCCTGCCCGTCCTCGATCTGGATGCTGGCCGACTGCCCGGCGCCCGTCTCGCGCCCATCTGGCAGCAGGTAGGTGCACAGGACGTCGTACTTGCCCGGCGCCAAGCTGCCGGTCACCACGGAGAGCACCGGCGCGGCTGGCTCGGGCCATTCCCATGCGTGAACTTGGTTGTCGGGCTTGATGATGCCGCGGTCGATCCCGTTGTTGAAGAACACGTCGCCGTTGACCTCGGTCCAGTGCATGCGGGCGCTGCTCGAGATGCCGTCCAACACAGCGCCGCCGTAGGCCTTCAGGGCAACGTCGTCCACGTAATACATGCGCTGGAGGTCGATCGTGGCGTAGGCGCCCTTGATGTCGCCGGCAGTGTCCAGGGTGTAGCCGTCGCGACGCTCAAGCTTGTCGGCGCTGGTGATGTTGACGTTGTCGGCCTGCGTGAGCCAGCTCAAGCCCAGACTCAGCGGGTCGTCAACATTGTTGAGTCCGCTGAATCGTGCAACTTGAGTGTCAGATGGCTTCATGGGGGCGATCATCGCCATGCCCATGTGCCCCGGCAATTGCTGCCGGGGGTAATCAGAAGTTGCCTTCGACCTCGGTGAAGTCCTGCTGGCTGGCCAGCCACGTCTCGTCGATCGCGCTGGACTTCTTGCCGAACTCGTTCTCGAAGTCAGCCAGGAACATAGCCGCAGCCTTGGGGTTGTAGCACTGGCTGTCCTGTTTGCTGTAGGCCCGGTAGAGCATCCAGTTCACTAGGCCCAGGTGGTGGCGCGTGCGGATCTCTGGCAGATCTTCTCCATCTTGCATGGGGTAAGTGTCGTTGGCGGCAGGGAGTAGGGCCGTGCGAGTGACCGTCAGCTGCACCTTCCAGTCGCCGGTGTCGGGGGTTGGGTACGGGCGGAACTTGTGGCCGTCAAGATCCGGAACCCAGATGCGCGGCTGTCCCTGCTCTTCCTGCCATGTTGGCCCGACCTCACGGTCAAGGTCGTTGGAATGGCACCGTTTGAGGATGCTCAGTGCCGTGTTGTCTGCGATCTGCAACAGGCGCACCCGGCGCACGAAGATGATGCTGTCGTGCAGGTTGTAGGTGGGTGTGGCATCCACCAGGGTGATGGAGCACACCGCGGTCGTGGTTGAGTCCACCAGCAGCCGCGCGCGCCGGCAGGCCTCGTCTTGGGCGTCGTTGGCGTATTCGGTCCACTCTGCGCGGCTCCAGAGCTTGCCGGCAACCAAGTCGTCTGCCCGGGTAGCCGCCGTGGTGATCAGGCTGTTGAGGTTCATAGGTCTTCCCTCCACTCAAAATAGGCCCGCAGGATGGCGTCGAACGCTATGCGCGGGGATATTGTGACCTGGCACAGGGCGGTGCCGGTGTCCTTGTCCTCGTGGCAGTGCGTCCAGTCGTAGTGCAGCTGGTGGCACGGGTAGCACGGCGCGCTCTCGGCGGCCAAGGCGACCGTGTTGCGCCAGTGCTTGGTGAGGTTCTCGCGGCTGCTGTGGGAGAGCATTACCACCTTGGCCACATCCTGAAACGCTACGGAGTTGAGCACACCCGTCTCTGGGCCCACCACGCAGGCCATCTTCATGGCCAGCGCCAGGTCCTGACGGATGGTGGTCTTGCCGCTGCGCCGGTGCACGCGCGGGTTGTCCTCCCAGCCAGCCTCGAGGATCTGGCACACCTCATCGCCCACAAACACGATCGCAGCCTCCGGCATGGCTGCCAGCACGTTGGCGATCACGTCATCCATGTGCGGGTAGGCCTTGTGCAGGCTGGATCCGGCCAGCGCCCACATGACGGAGAACACCGGCTTGCCCCGGCGCAGGTTGTGGTGGTAGACCTCAGCTTCCATTGCCTCCTTGCCGCTGGGGTAGAACCGGGCTGCGTTCTGGTACGGCAGGTCGGCGATGCGTGCCACGAACTCGC